CGCGATGTCGGTCCTTCTCGCGCTGCAACTCATACAACTCGTTAAAGCACTCCGGGTGGAACGCATTACCCACAGCAATCAACTTCGGCGTTGTCACCAAAGGCTTCTTGCAGTGTTGGCACATGAAAGTTTTGCCCATCATTCTTTCTCGTGTTCGGATAGGGCGTCGAGCAACGCATCCTCGCACCGCTGTTGCGCTTCGTTCATCGGCGGGTTGCACGTTCCCCAGTAATTGAGAATTGCCCTCCGCAGCTTGGCGTTCTTTGCCTCAAGGGCACTCAATTTGCAGTTGCTCATCACTCCGCTCCTTGATCGGGTGCCAAAGTCACATGCTTCTCGCTGATGATGTGTAGCGGCGGGCTTATGCCGCGAATGTGGGTAGCTTCGTCCGTCATGGCGTGGGCCATCCAAAAACCCGCACCCATGTCCTGCACGAGCCGCCAGTGCCGCCCGTTGTCGCTATATACAATATCTCCGGCGTTCATGTTTCTAACTCCTTAATTGTCTTAATATTTGCCACAACGCTGCCGTCATTAAGCCGCACGTCGTAGCGCGGCTCGTCCTCAAATGTGCGACCAACAACACGGGCAATTTTTTCGCTGCCGTCAATGACAGCAATTACGCGCTGGTTCAATTCATACATCATGCGAAGGCCACCAGCGCCATGAGGGCTGTTCCAAATATGCCGATCCAGCAGGCGGCGACGGCGGTGAAGTAGAGGGTCTGTTTAAGCATGGGGTATCTCCGTGGTTAGGTGCCGGGGCCGAAGCCCCCGGCGGGTTGACTTATTTTAGAGGACGATTTCAGCTGCGTGGCTGACCCGTTTGTTCGATGCCCAGTGTTCCGACGCCGGGGCTGACTGCATCTGGTCGATGACCTGACCTCGCGTGACGGCTACGAAGTGACCGCCGACCCTGACGATATACCCACGACCCGTGCTGGTCGCCGTGTGCTGATCGACGAAGGTCTTGAGGGTGCCGCATGCGCCGGGGATGGCCCGCCACCCCATGCGGTGCTTCAGGATGAACTGGCGCAGCTCGACGAAGCGGAGGCGTCCCTGCCACCGGGCTGACTTGCCTGCGCTGCGACGATACCACCGGGTGATGTCGCTGATGGTGTGGCCCGTCGTAGCGGCGAGGGCGACGACCCCGCAGTTGGGGGTGGTGGCGACTGCGCCTGCCGGGACTTCTGTCTGGGTCATGTCTCTCTCTCCTGTGTTGGGGCGGTCGGCCTATCCGGTTGCCCCTTACCCTATTTTATACATTAGTCCAACGATAGTGTAAACACCTATTTGCACAAAAGTTTAATTTTATTTTGAGCGTCTTTACAGCCATGCCCGACGATCACCGTGTGGTCAATGCTTTCAAGATACGCGATCCAATCCTTCTGAACCGGCGAAAGTTTGCCACCCTTCTCCCGTTTCATCTCAACCCAGCATCGCCATGCGGGGATATAAAGATCAGGCACTCCGGCGCTGACGCCTTCCGCTTTGAGCTTCGCACCTGTGGTGCGGCTTCGTTGCCCGCCGTTGGGGATGGCAAATATGCGAACGCCGGGATATGTCTGACGAACCCACTGCACAAACTCGCGCTGTTCTTCGTGTTCGGTTTTCATCCCCACCTCCTATCCGTTACGCGATAAAATTTGCCATCCTGCCTAAATTTAATTGATGCAGGTGGCGTCGCTTTGTTCAGATCAAATGCTACATCGTCCAACTGGTTATCAAGCGTTACGCCGTGGACTCCCGCGTTACTGGCAATCTTGACCAACGACACCCGCGCCTTCTGTCCGGCATACCCGTCGTGCATCACCGTCAGGTACTCGTTCACCGGCTTGTCTGACAGTGCGCCATAATACGTCACCATCAACATCTCCTTGCCACTGGCGCGGCTTATATGCCGACGCCACTGCCATTCGGTCACGTTCATCTCAGTCGTGTCTAAACCCATGATGTCGTCGTCGTGCAATTTTTGCTTGGTTGGTTTCGGCGCTGGGAATGGTTCGCCGCAAGCAACACATTCCTTTGCGGATATGTGATTAAGTTCAAAACAATTTTCACAGGCTTTGACTGGCGCTTCACCCTCACCTTTGCCTGAAGGCTTTTTAGGATTGACCGCTGTGATAGGGCCGTGCGTCTGCACGACCCCGGCAAAATCCAACACAAGGCAATGGTCGGTGTGACTCTTAGGGCGCATTCCGCGCCCAGCCATCTGCACATACAAGCCGGTGGATAGCGTTGGCCGCAGCATAGCAATCAGGTCGAGGTCAGGATGATCGAACCCAGTCGTCAGGACGTTTGCGTTTGTAAGCGCCTGAATATCGCCAGACTTAAAACCGGCAATGATCCGCTCACGTTCTGCTTTTGGCGTTTCGCCTGTAATCGTTGCGGCGACAATGCCGCGAGCATTCAAAATATCCGCCACGTTATATGCGTGTTTTACACCGGCACAAAAGAACAGCCATGATTTGCGATCACCGGCCAAGCTAATAACTTCATCCACCGTTGCCGCATTGTGATCGTCTGTATCCACGGCGGCTTGCAGTTCGCTTTCAATATATTCTCCGCCGCGCTTGTGTACGCCATCAACAGATAGCTTGTGATTTGTCAGCTTGGACCGCAGCGGTGCGAGGTGTTTTTTAAATATCAATTCTTCGATACTGACAGGTGCAATGATATCCGAAAACAACGCTGGCTCGTCGGTGATATAGCCGTGGCCCAGCCTGTACGGTGTGGCCGTCAAACCAATCACCCGCAGCGCCGGGTTGATTAGTGTCAGGTCGTCAATTAGCTTGCGGTAGCCGCCCTCCTGTTTGTGGCTGACCAGATGACATTCATCAATCAGCACCAGATCAACGTGACCGATCTGGTCAGCTTTATTCCGCACGGACTGAATACCGGCAAACGTAATCGGTTCGCCAATATCCCGCCGTCGCATACCCGCCGAATAAATGCCTAGCGGTGCGTTCGGCCAATGATCGCGCATCTTTTCAGCGTTTTGTTCGATCAGTTCTTTAACGTGCGTCAGCATCAATATGCGGGTTTCCGGCCATGTCTGGATTGCCTCTTTGCAGAGCGCAGCAACGATATGGCTTTTGCCTGATCCGGTCGGAAGTTCAATGCACGGATGACCTTTACGACCATCCGCGAACCACTTGTAAAGCTGATCAATGGTGCGGCGCTGGTAATCACGAAGCATCAGAAAGGCACCTCGTCGTCTACAATTCTGGACCCCGGAAACATCGCCCGCGCTTGCCCGACCAATTCGTTCGCGCAAGCTTCGCCACCAGCGATCAATTCCTTGCTGCTGTAAACGTAGGCGTCACCTTCACCGTTGCGGATGTCCTTGCCGTTAATCTCATACACGGCTTCGTGTGTCGTGTTGCTGTTTTTTACAGGCCACGGCACCAAATCAGGGTGCAGAACATGGCTATCGCAGCCGGTTTTCTGGAAATCGCCGGGAATGTTTTTGCTTTCCCATCTAGCGCACGACCATGTGCCATCATCCTCCGGTGTGGCGTGAGCGCATGTCCGGCAATTAACGTGCTGGGTTAGTTGCTCCTTATGGCAGAAGCTATGCGCCGGACAGAATTTGCACTGATACCAGCTTGCGTCTGTTGATATCGGTGCAGGGATGCGTTCGGTCGTGGCGATGCGCCGTCCGCGATCTAGTAAGTTCTTGGCGGCTTCTGCATCATATTTTACGCGTTCGGTGTAAAGCCGGTCGTCGTCCTTGCAGACGGCAACGTACAGCGCACGTTCGATCTTGGTGCCAAGCATATAGACCTGCATCTGCGCCCAGTGCATTGGCTTCGATACTTGCACACCCTTCTTTTCCAAATCTTCAAAAGACTTTTTGGCGTGGGTTTTGTACTCCGCAATATGGCGGGTTTTCTCGGCACCGGGAACGCCGGACTCAATGATGCCGTCAACCGATCCGCCAACGTGCGATCCGAATTTAATAAAACGCTGCTGATCGCCTGTGCTGTTCATGTCAATGCCGATGGCTTTGAGATCGTCCGTGATAATGTCCTCCTCATTGTTACCACGCCGAAACAAGCGGCGAATACGACCGGGAAACTTTTCACGTACTGCCCAGCGAAACGACAACCAGAGCCAGCGGTCGCACGGATGGCCCAGCATAGAGCCGCCCAAGTGCAGACGCGGTTCGTCCGGCTGGCTGGCGTGGTGTTCGTCAATCAGATTGGCAATGCTGTGAATGGGTGGGGGTATTGCTGTCATGTAAAAGTGGCCGAGGGTTATTAGCCCCCGGCCTTCCTTGCTATTTAGCTGCCCAAGGCGGGGCGGCGGATGGTGCTGCCGGTGCAGCCGCAGCGGGTGCGGCGGCTATTGGCGGTGCGGAACCGTCAACGGCCTTAAAGCCCTTGACTTCGTTGCCCGGACCATAGGTCGGGTCGTTTTTGACCGTGACCTTGATTGACAAATTGCCGCCGAGTAGCTGGTCCGTATCTTCCAACTTTGCAATGCCAGTTGCCCGCATGATGTCACCAAGCTGCGCCCGACCGATTTCCTCCGCTTTCGGGTTTGGGTTGCGGGTGTTTAGGTTTGTAAACACCACACGCCCCTGATGCTCCGGGCCGGTGATGTCAAACCGCACCGCGATGTAGTTACCCGTTCCGGCCTTAGTGGTTTTTAGTTCGGCCCCCGCAATCGCTGCGGTGTACCATCCGGCTGGAACCGGGTCGAAACTGCGTTGTTCCGTAACCGGCATTTCGGCAATGTCAAAAGTTTGGTTAAGAAAAGCCATTAGATTATCCCTTTGTAATGGTGATTGAAGCCCGTCCGGGCTGGGTGGTAATGCCGTCAAGTAGCGGCCCGGTGATCGCTTTGTCTGCGCTTTTCCACGCTGACATATTGACCTCCGGCTTCCAACGGAACAGGCTCTGCAAATGATCTGTTAGCCCTTCTTCCGCTGCAATTTCTTGAATGCGTTCGCCGTTGACTTTACGGCTCATGCGTCCAGTGATTTTGATTTTATATCCTCCGTCCGTTTCAAAATTTTCAGTACCCTCCATATTTTCGGCAACGCCGATTAACGAAAGCAATTTGTCTTCTAGTTCGCGCCGACGTTCGGTAGCGACCTTTTCGGCTTGCTTCGCGTCAAGCCAGTTTTGGCTGAGATTTTCGAGGTCCATTATTTTGCTCCAAGTTTGGAAATGATCGCGCCAAGGTCTGCGCTCTCCCACTGATCCAGCTTGCCGCTGCGATCCTTGGCTTGCCATAGGCCGTCGCTGTCACACATCAGGCCGCGCTGCGATACGCCTTCGGCATCTTTCTCGACCCGCAGGGCCAGCATCAGATCAAAGAAGTACGGCAGCGATTGTCCGGTCTTGTTACCCGGCATCGATGGGCTGTAAAGCATTCGGCCCATTTCATCCTGTGACTTTTCCAGCTTGGCCGTCATCAGAACGTGCTTTGGCAAATCGCGGAATGACCGGATAGCCTCCGCCATAGTCGTCTGCATCTCACCATATGCCTGACGTGGGTCCTTGGCTTTGGACTTTTCATGTCCGAGGCAAACTTCAGCAATCTCGCTAATACTATCCAGCGCCACGCTGTCGTATGCTCTGGCCTCGTCGGAACCAGCCAGCCATGTATATGCCTCGCGCAGTTCGTCCATGCTGTTGACTGCAATAAACGGGATGTCTGACCCGGCGATAGAAAGCAGCCCGCCTTCCGCCGACAATATCACCGGCTTTGGCATGGTCGGGATAAGCGAGGTTTTACCTGCGCCCGCTTGGCCGTAGACCAGCAGCTTAATGCTGCTGGCCGATACGGTGTTGGTGTTTTGTAGATTGATAGCCATTTTTTATCTCCTGACGGTTTAATTATAGTAACGGTCGTCTTCGACCAGCGTTTGGGCGCAAACCAGATAATCCTCAATCAATCCGTCCAGATCGCCGCTGTCAAAAGTGTCAACAACGTAATTTCCAAATGATTTGAGCTCTGCCGCCGCTGCGGTATGGTTGAGGCGGCTTGCCATCGCGCTGATGGTAGCGCCAACGCCGGGAAGCACTGCGGATCGAGTCCAGCGTCCTGCCGGTACTTCGTCGCGAACCGTGCGGGCGATTGCAAGGGCGGCTTCCACAATCGCTTGGTCGTCGTACATTGCATCAAGGTCGTTCATGTCTTTTTCTCCTGCTTAATCGCGGTTGGGTTATCCGGTTGCGATTTTGTATTTACATATAAACACAGATTGCATTAGGGTGCAAACAGTTAATTTCACACAGGAGCAAAAAAAATGACAACGGACGAAGCTATTGCCTATTTTGGCGACCGCAAGAAAATGGCCGAGGCGCTCGGCATTGGGCTGCACGGCACCTATCGCTGGGGCGACCATCCGCCTAAACTGCGGCAGTTTGAGATTGAACGCTTGAGCGATGGGGAGTTGAAGGCGTCGTGAATATATTTTATTTAGACGAATGCCCTGTTAAATCCGCACAGGCGCAGTGCGACAAGCACGTTGTCAAAATGATTCTTGAAACAGCGCAGCTACTTAGCACCGCGCATCGTTTGCTAGATGGCGACGAATACGCAGATGAGGCTGGTTTATATAAAACCACGCATAAAAATCATCCAAGTGCCATGTGGGTTCGGGAATGCGTTGCAAATTATCATTGGACGCACTTGCACCTGACTGCGCTTTGTGCGGAATACACTCGGCGTTACAACAAAACGCATAAAACCCAGCGTTTGCTTGCGCCGCTGGCTGTTGCGCCGAGCGCCATATCGCCCAACGAGGCGTTGACCGATGTGCCGCAGTGTATGCCAGATGATTACAAATGCAGCGATAGCGTGGCTGCATATCGCAGCTACTATCAGCAAGATAAGCTATCCCAACCTTGGGCAAAATATGCCTACACGGAGGCACCCGCATGGGCGATGTAATGGAAACCCTCGACCAGCGCGAGCAACAATATGGTGATTACCGCGACGTTGCAAAAATTTCGCAGCTTATAAAAATGGCGCTGAGAGATGTTTGTGATACCGGAAGTTTGTCATATGACCAGCGCGAAAGCCTTGACATGATGGCGTCAAAAATGGCGCGGATTGTTTCCGGCGACCCGAACAACATTGACCACTGGCTTGATATTGAGGGCTACGCTAGGTTGGTGAGAAATATATTGGAACGAGCAAATGGCTGACATAAAAGACATATTCGGCGGGCCGTTTGTCCCGTCTAACAAACAGGTCGATCCACCTGAGTTGCAATTAGCTGACGCCATGCGATCCGCTGGGATTGAGCCGCCGCACAAGCTGGAAATTGACGGCCAGCTTCACCGCTTTAGTACCAAGGGCCGCAAACGCGACGATTCAGGCTGGTATATTGCGTTTCCAGATGAGCCGGTGGCTGGGCGTTTTGGGTGCTGGCGCGATCAGATTGACGCCGTATTTAAGGCCGAAATAGGCCGCGATTTGTCACCCGCTGAAAATATGGCAATTTTGCGGCGGCAGTCGGAGGCCAAGGCAGAGCGCGATCTGGCACGGCAGCGCAAGGCGGAAGTTGCAGCCAGCACTGTCGAGACAATTTGGCGGGATGCAATCGCCGCAAGCCCGGATCATCCGTATCTAAAGCGCAAGGGCATCAATCCCCACGGCGCACGATTGACCGGCGACGGTCGGTTAATTGTGCCGCTATACGCCGCAGACGGCGATCTGGCGTCCCTGCAATATATCTCCGACGATGAAAAGCGTTATCATCCCGGCGGCACAACCAAGTCATGCTCATGGACATTGGGCGAGGTAACGCCGGGGCCGATATTTGTAGCCGAGGGCTACGCTACTGCCGCGACTATCCATGAAATATCCGGTCGGCCTTGCGTTATTGCCTACAGCGCGAATAACCTGCCGGAAATAGTCGGCCAGTTGCGCGATATACACGGCCAGACGCAGGAAATTGTAATAGTGGCAGATAATGACGCATCCGGCGTTGGCCGTAATAAGGCTGACGAGGCCAGCGCCAAGCACGGCGGTCGGATTGTAATGCCGCCGATTGAGGGCGATGCAAACGATTATCATCAATCGGGCGGCGATTTGGCAGGGTTGCTTTTTCCGCCCGCAGACGATTGGCTTGTCCCGGCCGATAGCTTTTCGGAACAGCCAGACCCGATCCGCTGGCAAATCAAAAGATGGCTGCAAAGTCAAGCCTTAATAATGGTTCACGGACCATCTGGCGGTGGCAAAACGTTTATGGTGCTGGATATGGTTCTATCGGTTGCCAGCAAGGGCGTTATATCTCAATGGTTTGGAAATAAGGTTCGCCACGGTACGGTGGTGTATCTGGCCGGTGAGGGCCATCACGGTCTTCGTGGTAGGGTAGCCGCATGGAAGCAGCACAAGGCCGTCAGCGGGCTGGATATGTGGCTTTCACGGCATGGTCTGGATTTAAACACCCCGCAGGGTTACCAGAAAACGGTAGACGCTATTCGGTCGCTGCCCAGTGTGCCAGAGATTATCGTGGTTGACACGCTGCACAGGTTTCTGGATGGCGACGAAAACAGCGCACAGGATGCTAAATCGATGCTGGATGCCTGTGGGGCGCTGATACATGAGTTCGGTTGCAGCGTGGTATTGGTACATCATACCGGCGTGTCAAACGAGGCACAGCACCGTGCGCGGGGCAGTAGCGCATGGCGCGGGGCGTTGGATATTGAGATCAGCGTGGTCCCCGGCGATACGATTGAGATCGTACAGCGTAAATCGAAGGATGCAGAGGAAGCCACGCCGGTATTTGCTGAGTTGCAGTCTGTGCCTATCAAGGGCTGGATGGATGAGGACGGCGACCAAGTGACCAGTGCGGTGCTGGTGGCCGGACAGGAGCCTGTCAAAGCAAAGAAAGACAGTCCAATCGTCAAACATCAAAAGATGTTTGAGAATGCGTGGTGGACATCCGGCGCAGAGGATATTGACGGCCAGCCATATCTGACCCGTGCGGCATTAGCTCGCAAACTTGAAAGCGATGGCATGGCTGACCGGACAGTACAAAATATGCTCAATCCGAGCTATGACAACAAACTTATCGGGGCGTTGCTTTTAGCAAATATGATCGAAAAGAAACATGACGGCTGGATCATAATTGATAAGGTTTGGGCATCCGCAATGGTTGTTTCACGTAATGCTTGAACAACTTTTGCGTGCTACCCCAAAAACCCCTAGGGTACTAAAAGGGTTTTTGGGGTACGAGGGGCAAAAAACCGCAGAAACGTGTACCCCAAAAACCCCCCCACCCTTTAGGGTGGGGGTTTGGGGGTACAACTGCGGGCTAGGGGTTTTTACACAAACATGGAAAGCAAAATGAAAGATTGGCCTGCGGATAAAATTGAACGGCGCAAAGTGGATGATCTGATTCCGTATGCGCGAAATGCACGGACGCATTCCGACGAGCAGGTGGCGCAGCTTGCAGCGTCGATAAAAGAATGGGGATGGACGACCCCGGTGCTGATTGACGAAGACGGTGAGATCATAGCCGGGCATGGCCGAGTTATGGCAGCGCGGAAGCTGGGCATTGAGGAGGTGCCAACCATGACGGCGACCGGTTGGACGAAGGCCCAGAAGCAAGCCTATGTGCTGGCGGATAATCAGCTACCGCAGAACGCCGGGTGGGATATGGATTTGCTATCGGTGGAAATGAAAGACTTGGACGCGGATGGCTTTGACCTAAGCCTAATCGGGTTTGGCGACGATATGCTGGCAAATATGCTGGTTGATGAAACCGAAGGTCTAACCGACGAAGACGCGGTGCCTGACGTGCCGGAGAACCCGGTGACGGTTGAGGGTGACATCTGGGTACTTGGCAATCACCGGCTGATGTGCGGAGACTCAACCAGTATTGATGCGGTGGATAAGCTGATGGGCGGGCAGAAGGCCGATATGGTGTTTACGGACCCGCCTTATGGTATGAGCTATGGTGGCGGACGGGCGGCTGGCTCCACCCCGAAGGGAGCTAGAGTTAAAGCGCACGGAATGATTCTGGGCGACGATAAGACCGGGGACGACTTGATTGGCCTTGTACGCGATGCGATGGCGTCTGCTGTGGGTGTAAGCAAATCAGAGTCGGCAAAATATGTGTGCTTTCCGTGGCGGACTTATACGGAGTTTGAAGCGGCTATGCTGGACTGTGGCTTAAAGCCATCTGCCTGTATCGTCTGGGACAAGAAGTCCATAGGGCTTGGCAATGCTAACTATAGGCCGCAGCATGAGTTTATTTTCTACGTCAAGGGCGGCGCATGGTACGGGGACAAAGCACAGTCTGATGTTTGGTATTCGTCACGCGGTTCGACAGGAGACTACGTTCACCCGACCCAGAAGCCAGTTGAGTTGATTGAAAGGGCGGTGACAAACAGCAGTAAGGGGGGTGACGTAATTCTTGACCCGTTCGGCGGCTCCGGCACCACCATGATCGCCGCAGAAAAGAACGGTCGCCACTCTCGACTGATGGAACTCGACCCCAAATACTGCGACGTGATCGTAAAGCGGTGGTGTGAATTTACCGGGAAAGATGCTACGCTGGAGGCAAATGGTAAGTCTTTTTCGGTATTAGAAAAGGGATTGGAAGCAGATGCCTCGTAAACCAACGGGTAAACCAACGGGCCGTCCACCGTTCAAGCCAACGGACGACGAGCGCAAGCAAGTCGGGCAGATGGTGGCTGTAGGCATACCGCAGGAGCAGATTGCCATGGTGATCCGCGACGGCATCGATGCGGACACGCTTGCCAAGCATTTCAAGAAAGAAATCCGTGAGAGTAAGATATTGGCGAACGCCAAGGTCGGCGGGACGCTGTTCAACAAGGTCATGAACGGCGACACTTCGGCGGCTATCTTCTGGGCCAAGACGCAGATGGGATGGAAAGAGACAAACGTGCAGGAGCATACCGGCAAGATCGAAACAATCGAACGAGTTTTTGTTGATGGCAAAATTAACGATACCGACGCCTAAGGCATTTCGGCCCCTGTTTCAGCCGGATTTGCGCTATCTAGGCGCACATGGAGGCCGTGGGTCCGGCAA